ATCAAAGTAAATAGGTATTTGCTTATTCATACATATTCTCCTTAACCCATGGCCGCTATATTGGCCTGAGTCTTCTCAGATTTTTCTTCATCGGGTAACTCTGGACGACCACCCTAATTTCCAACGGTTACCGATGTCGTTTTACTTCCTCCACTGCTGCTTCCGCTCTTGGAATCTCCATTAGCAGAAGTAGTATAAGATGACATCAAAGGAATCATCTTTTCTGACATCTTGAGGAAATCATTTTCAAAGTTCATTAAGCTTAATTGTGCTAGTTGCTTTATGCCGCTAGCTACGCCCGCGCGCATTTTGGAATAACCAAATTGGGCACCCTAGAAATACATACTCTGGTAATCTTTTATGTTGAACATAGTAGTTGGTAAAATCTCAAAATCAAATGATAATCCAGTGCGCGAAAACCTTGAATTGATTTCGTACTTTATCCAAGTACTATACATGTTCAAGTAGCTTTTCATTAAGCTTTCATCTTTCTTAATACTATAAGCCAGCGTAGAGCTATTTTCAGCATTAAAAAGAATTGAGCCTCTACCAAGAGCATTCCAAGCATTCTTTGAATACTTTTCAATACGGTCTGCGGATTGAGATGCCGCAGAGGAATCCTAGAGATTTTCAAGAGATGTTTCACCGAAAGTGGTCAAAACATCAACCGTATCTAAATCCTAAAGCATTGTCGCAACGCCTTCATGAATTTTTTCTACTTCAGGCAGCTCAAATACTAATTCTCCTTGATTATCAATAGGCATGCGTTGAATTAGTAATTTGTGTAATTCATTTTCATCGCGCTTTTCTTCGCGCCCGACCGCGTCTTTAAGATTTCGTAATCGTGGAATTGCCGCGATTAACAATGGCGTTTGATCATCCGAAAAACAGAAGTTAATGCCGCCGTCGGCGGATGAAAGCATAACCCATGGGTCGGCTGTCCTTTTCTCATTCCAGAGCCTCCAATGTTTTTGAATGGGCTCTGGAAACGAAGCAATAACTTGTGCCCGTTCTTTTTCATCATGAAAAAGACGCTCGAAATAGGTTACGTTAAATTCAAGGATATTTAAATTATGAAAATCCTTGAATCTCGTGCGGCAATACTCCAGCGGAAGGTCTTGAATGGAAACTTTATCGCCGATTTGGCGCAAAATTCCATTATACATACCATTGATTAACCAAGATTTTGTGATACGCGTAAAAGTATTCTTTGGATCAAGCTTATCAACAAAATCGCAAGCACTATAGAATGCTTTAATAATCTAAGCCTTTGAACCTTTTCCTTCTTCAAAGATAGGGGTGACAATTGTATCATAAAAAGGCAAGGTGGCTAAGTAATCAATGTTTTCACGATATTCACTATTTGTACGATAGTAGTAGCGAGATAACTATCTTAATAGGTCTATATCGCCAGAACGAATAATATCTTCAATTTCCTCAATCGAAAAATCACGCCAACTAACAGGATTGCTCCTTGTAGAAGAATTGTAGCGACCAACTCTGCTACCATCAATTGGTACTTTAAATACCCGATTGTTCTTAGCAAATTGAACATATGACTTGAAATTTTTCATAAACCTCACCCCCTATTTTTAGGACTGAAGAAAGCATACTGTTTTAACTTTTTCTTCCTTTTTTTAAAAATTTCTTTATCTTCATAGTATTTAATTCGGTATAAAGAATATTCTAATGCGCTAAAACGGTCTTTTTCAATAGAGCGTGAAATTCGTTCTACTTTATACTTATTTTCAACCCCTGTAGGCTTCAGCCGCAAATTATTAAGTTCATCCATAAGGCGAGAAGTCATTTCATATGGGAGCAAGAAAACGCGCCTATCGTAGGCAGACATTTTCTATCCTTTCTTGGTCTTCATTAGCTTATCCTTTACAATGCGCTCATGCGCCAAAAATGCTACTGAGCCAGTATTTATGGCAGTAAGGAATGCCGCATGGATAGCATCTTCATTTGATGCGCCAGCCTTAATATCATAGAGAATAGCATTGTAGGCCGGAATAGGTTCTTCCTGTTCTACCTTTAATTCTGGCGGCAAATGATTCTCATTATTGAAGGTATAATAGGCAGGATATTGTTCACCGGTATTTTTGTCATAGGATGGAACCGCCATTGCGTCCATTAAACCAATACCAGGGCCGTTGCCGTCAATTACGACTTCGCGCGGATTGTAAAGCTAAATTAATTTTTTAATACGGGGTGCCTAATCTGTAATGTAGTTGGCGCCATTGATAACTTCGGTATAAACTACGCTTTTTTTATAGCGCTAATCGTTTGGATAAACTTTAATAACCATAATGGCAGTATTCGCGCTATAGCGGCCAACGTCAACGCCAATCTCATACCAAGCATCCGGGCATGTGTCGCTATAGTAAGCATGGCGTTCGCATTTAAGCAATGAACGATGCTTATTTAAGCGACGTGAGTCAAGCCAAGCATCGGAACTATTACCACTCCAGATTGATAGAGATTCTCGCGCGAATGACTCTTCGCTTACTGTGCTAGAATAGCGCTGGTCCATTAAGGTTGCTTTATCTAGAAGCCCATAATGTAGGGGGACTTCATAGGATAAGCCCCAAGAGAAATACTCCTTCGGGCGCAATACCGCGTTTACTGTTATTTCTATCAATTTCTAATACATGAACACAGTGCGTTCTGCTGCCGTAGTGATGAAAATCTGTGAGGCAGATGGTTCTTCTGGATTGAGGGTTCCATCAACTTCACGGCGCGCGATATTCATTTGCGGCCATAGAACTTCGTTAAATGCGACTTCTTCAATAAGCGCCGCTTCTTCCAATATAGCAGAAGTTGCACGCAAACCACGGGAAGTATCTTTAGAGACAACAGTAATAACGGACTTATTCTTTAGCCGAATTTCATAGTAGTTGCCGCTAGATTTGATGCCAGTTTTACCATCTTCCGTGCGGGTTGCCAATTCTTTTTCTAGGAGAGGCCAATGTCTAAAAATTTCCGCGAATTTTGCTTCCGCAATTTTAATAACTGTGCCTTTTACGTCAGAAGCAATCATGATTGTGGAGCCGGGCAACAATACCGCTTTAACAATCGCGCCAAGGTATGCCGTAAAGGACTTGGATGTAGCACGAGTTGCAGTCCAAAACGTATAACGATAGCGCATTGCGGCGCGAAGTTCTATGCGCTGAAAGGGCATTAAGTGAAAGTGCTAAGCGTCTGTTCTGTCCTATATCATGTCTAGCCAAAGGTCAGGATATAGTATCCATAAATTAAGATACTTAGTAAACAATTCTTGATTGCTGTCTAAAAAGTCTTTAGTGAGGATGACACCTTTTTCAATCGGTATACCGTCGCGCATTAGGGACTCCTATTGAAATTCACTCATCCTACTCCCCTCCCTATAGCTCGGCGGCAAGTTCGCTATCGCCCTCATACTCAATGTCGGCGGTTTCGTCAAACTCAACTTTTTCGTTTTCAATTTCTTCAAGGCGTTCAGTCATATTGTAACGTGCCTTGCGGTCTTCTACCTACTCGGCAAAGTTGCCTTCATTGCGGACTAGCCGCTACAAATAATTTTGAATATTCTCCATCATAAAGTCAATGGAATCTTGCGGCTCAGTATGATAGTTTGGATGCCACCCTTTCTTTCCATAATATACCATAAGTTCACCGACTGACTCAAAGTCCGCCGCGGACTTCGCGTTGGATGCCTCAAAGTGGTAGGTTTTTACAATGTCGTCTGCCTACTTCATCATTTTAGAAACATCAATGTTTTCGCGCAGCCCCTACTTAATATGCCACTGAAGCTCACAAAAGTCGCGCGCCTTTTCCTAAAGAATTGGAGTGGAAACATTTTGCGTTGCCACGATTTTGTTGTAGAAGTCCTCAAGCCAAAGAAGTTCTTCTGCTTTATAGGTTGGGCCCCACACCTTCTTCAGGCGCTTCATTTTTGCTTCTGAAATTGTCTTAATCTCATCATCAATGGTGCCTTCTTTTCGCGCCAGCTCCCATCGCGCGTTCTCTTCTTGCCAGGTTAATGCCGCATAATGGTCATCATATAGGAGATTAAAGTATGCGGTAAAAGTATGGTCTTTGTATTGGGCGTAAAGTTGCGTCCATTTGTTAAGGTCCAGCGGCAAGTCTAGCCAGCGCATTACGCGGTCAACTTCACCAAGGTTATCTTGCGGGGTAGTGGCTTCAAGGCATGAAGTGCAGATATAGGAACGATGGCCGGGAAAGAAACGCGATGGTGTATATTGATAGGCTTCTAGCGGCTTATCTACTTTACACCTATAGCAGCGTTTCGTCTTTTTTTCTTCCGTCATACTCATTCTATTCCCCCTTCTTTACACGGCGCTTGCGCTCGCAATCTCGGCAGTAGGATTGGAAACCATCCTTGCGGCCGGCATTTTTTGTATAGAACAATGAGTGGCGCGGTAAGGCTTGGCCGCAACCTT